GCACCCACACGCCACGGTCGAGCGCGACAGAGAACACGTCGACGGCCGCGGTGCCCGCTGGCCGAGTGATTGTCACGCGCATCGTTACCGCTCCCCGGTGTCGCGGACGACGACCACGTCGACCCGCTGTTGCCACTGCACGATTCCTGAGGTGTCGAGGCCCATGAAGGGTCCCTTCGGCGCCCGCACAAAGGTCGCCGACGCCAGCCCCCCGCGGGTCACGTCGCGCGTGAGCGCATACTCGACATCGAGCAGCATCCGCGCGTAGGCATCGGACTTCGCTGAGACCGTCAGGCCGGGCGCGTCGAGGCGCCCCTCAAGCACGAAGCTCAAGGTTTCCTTGATCTGCCCCGCCATGTGGAACACGCGCTGTGCGCCTTCGCCATCAGCCATGACGATGAACGCCGGCGTCTGCTGCGAGGACATCGACAGCAGGTTGACCAGGTCTGTCGACACGAACTTGACCGTCGAGTGGTAGTCGCTGCCGCCTGTGATGCCTTCCAGGGCCGTCACGAGCGAGGCCCAGACCTGACGCTGAATCGGGTCAGGCGCGCTCATGCGACCGTCCCCCCACGCACTTCGCGCCGTAGCTCGTCGATCGTTTCCTCAATCTGGTACGACTTGGACGACCGAGGCGTGTATGTCTGTGTCCCGAACTGCACCGACTGCGCTGCATTCGCGCCAGCCGACCAGTCCTGATACCGGATCGCCAGCATGTCGGCCGCAAGTTGCACTACGGTCGCCGGCACCGACGCGCGGGCATACCCCGCCGTGTAGGTGATGACGACATCGCCGATGCCGTTCTCTGAGCTGTAGCCAGTGAGCAGCCGCACGAGGCCGCCCTCGGTGTCGAGCACGTAGTCGGACGCGTCGACCGCCGTGCCGTCAATCGTGAACGTCGTGAGTGGACTCGTCACCGGATAGCCGCGCAGCATGAACCGACTGACCGCCTGCTCGACCGGTGTGCCGACGTTGGTGCGGCTGTCGAACCGCTCCGTGATCGACCGCGACACCCAGACCCGGCTGGAGAGCCGCTCGATCTCCTCGGTGACGCTGTTCGCCAGCTGCTCGAGCACGACGTCGTGCTCGACGTCAGACACCTGGAGGCGCAGCCAGGGCTTGACATCTGACAAACTTGCGAACAGGCACGTCGCGGCCAGTGCCATTTACCGCCTCGCCTTCGCCTTCGGCAGCACGGCTCGCTCGACCGGACGCGCCTCGACGGACATTTCGTGCGGCGCCGGGAGTGGTTCGGCGAAGCCGGCCGCAATCAAGCGGCCGGCTTCCCCGTCCTCACACTCGTACAGGTCGCCTGTCGTCCACGACCCGTGTGGACCGGATAGCCCTGTGAGGAGTCGTACCACCATCGCTACGCCGTCCCCGCCACCGGGCTCACGTGCGACTCGGCCTTACGAGTGCCCGAGACCGATGCCAGCGCCGACGCGCCGTCGTACCCGCAGACGATCATCCACAGGTTCTCCAGCGTGGTGCTCGTGCCGCGCAGGGCCGAGACCGTCAGGTAGCGACCGCCGATCGGCCGGCGCAGCGAGAGAATCACATCCTCGTCGCTCGCCCCGACACCGACCGACGTGCCGACGAGATCGGCCGCGTCGGAACTGTCCGACGCCGCGCCGATGCCAGCCTTCAGCGTGTTGTCTGCGGCGGCCGTGCCGAACGACGCCAGGAACACGAACTCCTGCGCGCCTGGGTATTCGTGCAAGTCCACCACGGCGGTCACCGCGCTCGTAGCCGCAGCGGCCACATCAGACACCTTGACCGGGAGGTGATAGCTCAGAAAGCCCTTCGCCATGTGTCGCCTCCCTTACGCGTGCATCAAGAGGCACTGCACGGCCTCGGCCAACGCCACCTTGCCGTCCACCCGGCGCCACAGCCGGAAGACGACGCGCCCGTTCGCGCCCTGCGAGTACGGGTCGCGCTGGATCGCCACGCTCGGACGCTCGGCGATGTAGTAGTACGCCGGGTCGAAGAACAGGATCGTCTTCTTCGACGCCGCGATCGCCGGCATGTTCGAGCTGAGGTAGACCGGCCGACCCATGAGCGCCATCGGGGCGCCGCTCGACAGGTCGCTTGTCCAGATGTAGCGCGCGTCAGACGCCACGCCCGTCTTGATCTTCAGCAGCGCCACCCAGGTGGACTGGTTCATCGTCCAGATCGCGCTGGAGTGATAGACCGCCTTCAGCGCGCCGAACACGTCCATTACCTCATCGAACGTGATCGCCGATGCGCTGGCCGTCGTCTTCGCCGTTGTGGCGCCCACCAGCACGCCGGTCGGCTGGCTCGACCCGGTGCCCTCGAAGTACAGCGTTTCTTCCTTCACGGCCACGCGCTGCTGGAAGTTCTGCGCGATGAACGCTTCAAGGTTGAACACGTTGTCCTGGAGCAGCTCCTCGGACACGGCCATCGCCGTCTTGATCTTCGACACGGTCAGCGTGATCGATCCGAACGTCTCATCGGCCTCGGTCTCGGCCACGCCTTCGCCGACGATCGCCGCCGCGCCGTTTGCCGAGTTGACCGGCAGGGTCAACGTCCCGAGCGAGGTCTGCACGCGCGTGGCGCGCGGGTAGAGAATGCTGCCGTCGAGCATCGGCCTGATCAGCGTCTGGGCCAAGCCGTCCGGCACGAGGTAGCCGCCGGCTGAGTCAGGCGCGGTCGCCAGGGCCTTGCGCTCGATGTCGCTCAGTCCCTGCTCGCCGCGCCGGATGTAGGCGGCGAACGCGTCGCGCGTTTCGTGCTCGACCACGTCGCCGTGTGGCGCGTGCTGCCGGTTGGCCTTCGCCTGCACGTCCTGCAACAGCGTGTGCTGTAGCGCGAGGTCGGCGGCAATACGGTCGACCTTCGCCTCGAGGTCGCTGGCCGCGCGGCCCTTCGCCTCGATCTCCGCCAGGCGCGTGGTGTTCTCGCGCTTGAACTCCTCGAGTGCGCGCCCGAACCCGTCGATGGCGCCCTTGATCTCGTCAGACATGATGCTGCTACTCCTTCGCCCGTAGTCGGGCGGCAATCGCCTGGATCTGTGCGGCCATCTCGGCGTCACGCGACGGTGGAGGCTCCGACTCGCTCAGGAGTGCCTTCACGCCGCGCGCGATGACCACGTTCGCCTGTGCCCGTGATAAGCCCAGCGCCTCACGCAGCCGGACTTCCCACTCGCGCACGTCCCAGTCAGTCGCCTTGACGGACTCGACGCGCGCGGCATCGCTTGCTGGAAACGTCACCAGCGAGGTCTCGACCAGGTCGAGGTCGAGCAGCTCGCGCACCTGTGACGCCTTGTTGATGCGTGCTTTCACCGTGCGGAACCCGATCGACAAGCCGGACAGCGCGCCCATCTTCAGCAGCGCGTAGGCGTCCCGGCCCTGGCTGGTGTCCGCGATGCGCCCGCGCACCAGCAGCCCGGTCTCGTCCTCGCGCATGTCTTCCCAGACGCCGATCGGGGTCGCCGGATCGTGCTGCCAGAGCAGCGCCGGCATCCGCCCACGTTCCTGCGACTCCCGGATGGAGCGATCGAACGCGCCGGCCAGCACGACGTCGGCATAGCTGTCCACCGCGCCGAACACGGACGCGTACCCCTCGAACGTGCCAGCGTCCCCGAGCGCCTTGACGCTCAACGCGGCAATGCGGCGATCGGTCATGGCATGGTCTCCTCTGTGGTCTCCGCGCCTGCGTTCTGCATGTTCAGCGGCTGCAAGTAGGTGTCCCCGCCGTCGATCGGGTTCTGGTTCTCCAGTGCGCGAATGTCATTCACAGACAGCCAGCCCCACTGGCGCGCGGTGGCATAGGCGCTGTAGCGCGCCTCGACGTTGCCGCGCAGGAGCCCCTCGACGACGTGCTCGGCGAAGTACGTCCCCTCGCGGATCACCAGCTTCTGTTCGATGGTCTGTTCCCACCGTGTGAGCCAGGGTCGCAATGTGAACGCAAGAAAGCCGAGCATCTGTTCCTGAATGCCACTGCCCCAGGAGGTGGACTTCGTCGTGTCGCCGATCATGTGCGGCGGCACCATGAACAGGGTCGCAATCTCGCCCTTCTGAAACTGGCGCGTTTCGAGGAACTGCGCGTCGGACGCCGTCATGGTCACGCGTTCGAGGCTCATGCCCTCCTCGATGACCGCTGTCCGCCGGGCGTTCGCGCTGCCCGCGTGGTTCGCGTCCCATGTCTCGCGGAGTCGCTTGGCGGCGGTG